ATTGTAGATGCCTGGAAAGCGCAGCAAAATAAGTGGCACTGGCGAAGCTCACATACAGATGTAGTGCGTCAAATACTAAAACATGCTAAGCATGGTACAGAAGTTATTTGGATAGCTGGCAATCACGACGAATTTTTACGTCCACTAATACCATACGATCTCAGTTTCGGCAGGATAAAAATAGCTAATCAGTGGACGCATGTAGGCATAGATGGTAGGCGATACCTGCTTATACACGGCGACCTATTTGATGGCATTACCAGAATAGCTCCATGGCTAGCCTGGCTAGGCGATAAAGCTTATGACGTACTCCTAGAAGTTAATACAAAGTATAACTGGTGGAGACATAAGCTAGGATTTGGCTACTGGAGCTTTTCAAAATTTCTAAAGCAGCGAGTAAAACGCGCAGTTGATTTTATGTTTAAGTTCGAGCAAACACTAGCTAGCTATTGCGAAAAGCGGCATTTTGATGGCGTTATTTGTGGTCATATACATAAGCCTGAGATTAAACGTATTGGCAATATAATTTATATGAATGACGGCGATTGGGTAGAAAGTTGTACAGCACTAGTAGAGGACTATAGTGGAACATTTGCCATAGTCGAGTGGCATACCATTCAAGACCCTAAACAAACGCAAGTCTATCAATCAGTACCAGCTTAATAAAATGTGGACATTAATACTACTAGCGGTTAATATATACGACCCCAACGACATACCGGGTCGCGTACAACTACAATTTCAAACACAAGCCCAGTGTGAGCTGGCACTACAATCAATGACAACCTGGATTAAGTTTCCCTGGTTTGTTGTTAGGGGACGCTGTGAAAAAGATATTAGTCATAACAGATAATTTACCGGATCAAATCAATGGCGTGGTTACAACATACAAAAATCTGGAAGCGTGCGCTATTCTGGATGATTATAGTATTGTTTATCTTAGTCCCCTAGAGTTTGGCTATGTTAGTTGTCCTGGCTACCAAGAGATTAAACTTGCCCTACCACGCAAAATGACCCAGGCAATTTCCTCGATCGGTGCAGATTATTATCACATCGCCACAGAAGGTCCTGTTGGTTTGTTTGCTAGAGCATGTCTTACACGGCAGGGTATTAGGTATAACACTAGTTATCACACTCGTTTTCCTGAAGGACTACATAAATTACTAGGCATTCCACCTTGGTTAACCTGGCGGTATATTCGCTGGTTTCACAAGCACAGTGGCAGGTGTTTAACAACTACAGCTACAGTTAAAAGTCAGCTTGAAAGTCATGGGCTTAGCAATGTAGTCACCTGGACACGTGGGGTTGACAGAGACATATTCAATCCACAGCCACAAAAGCACAAACAACTAACAACACTCTTATGTGTTAGCCGCGTTAGTGGAGAAAAAAACTTAGAGGACTTTTGCAGCTTACAAGTACCAAACACCCGCAAAATCTTAGTAGGCGACGGCCCGCAACTTAATTATCTTAGACAGCATTATCAAGATGTGCAATTTGCTGGATATAAAACCGGCCATGAGTTGGCTGAATACTATCAGCAAGCAGATGTATTTGTATTTCCAAGCTGCTGGGATACTTTTGGCATAGTTATGCTGGAAGCAATTGCTTGTGGAACTCCAATAGCAGCTTATCCAGTACCTGGTCCGCAAGACGTAGTTGAACAGGGTGTAAATGGTTATCTAGACAACAATCTAACCACAGCCGTTAATCGTGCACTAACATTAGACCGTAACACGGTTTATCAGAGTAGTCTGCGCTGGACCTGGCAAGAATGTTGGAACATATTTAAACAAAATTTAGTGAGTGCAAAATGACAACTAATCTACCAGCAGAAACCCTCAGCATAAGCCCTGAGGCTCTTGAGGTAGCCAACTGCTATCTAACTAACAACAGTGCACAACTTGTTAGTGAAGATCTAGGCATACCACTAGACCGTGTATGTGAAATCTTAGCACGCAGTGAGGTACGTGGTTATATTGACCGTGTATTTTTTGATAGTGGTTATAACAACCGCTTTCTTATGCGTCGTGCTATGGACGCGATTATCAAGCAAAAGTTTGAGGAAATTGCAGAAGCTGGCGTTGGGTCTGGCAAAGACATTGCTGATCTACTACAGCTGTCGCATAAGATGAGCATGGATTTATTAGATCGTGAAATACAGTTGCAAAAATTGCGAACCGAGTCGGCACCAACCAAGCAGGTAAATGTGCAAATAAATGATGACGGCACCAAGTACAGTCAACTTATACACAAATTGATAAGTGGTGATGGCGTATGATAGACCCTGTATGGTTTACCGTGAGCGCATTAGGTTTAAGTGTTTTAGCAACTATTGTTTTATGTGAGTTTTTACATGCTAGTAGTAAGTAGAAGTGATGTTGAGTGTGATTATATCTATGAGTTTCCAGCTGACAGGCGATTTATCAAGCTGCCTATAGATAACTACCTACGATTACTCAATATCTATGATACAATTAATCGACCCCAAATCGCACTAATCAATGCAGTCAACAGTCCGCAGTATCGTTTTATTTGCGCTGCTCTTGCACGTCGACTAGGCAAAACTTATATAGCCAATATTATTGGCCAACTAGTTACCTTAGTACCAAACTGTAATGTATTAATCATATCACCTAATTATAATTTGAGTTCTATTAGTTTTGAGCTGCAGCGCAAGTTGATAAAACACTTTGACCTGGAGGTTACCAGGGATAATCTTAAGGATAAAGTTATTGAGCTATCGAATGGTTCGACTATTCGCATGGGTTCAATAGGTACGGTTGATAGTACAGTTGGTAGGAGTTATGACCTAATTATATTTGACGAGGCTGCCTTATCGGAGCGTGGCGAAGAAGCATTTAATGTACAGTTACGTCCTACACTAGACAAGCCTAATGCTAAGGCAATATTTATTAGTACACCGCGCGGACGTCAAAACTGGTTTAGTAGATTTTTTCAGCGTGGCTTTGACCCACAATTTCCCGAATGGTGTAGTATACAAGCAGATTATACTGAGAATACGCGTATGGCTGAGTCGGATGTTGAAGAGGCTAGGCGATCAATGCCTAAGTCTGAGTTTGAGCAAGAGTATATGGCCAGCTTTACCAGCTACCTAGGCCAAATTTATGAGGGCTTTTTGCAAGAGTATATACTAGACGAACTCCCCAGCAGTGTACGTGGCGAGTGTTTTAGTGGCTGCGATCCAGGCTATCGTGATGCTACAGCTTGGGTTAATGTAATCTATGACTATTCTGGCGACTGCTACTATGTTGTAGAAGATTATTGTGAGTCGGAGAGAACTACTGCACAACATGCCGAACACTTTCAGCGAATGATTGAACGTTGGGGTGTTGAAGTAGTATTTATTGATAGTGCTGCTGCACAATTTAGTGCTGACCTTGCCTATAACTACGACATAGCAACTACACGTGCTAAAAAAGATGTATTACCCGGCATTGCATTTATACAAACACTAGTAAAACAAGGTAGATTACGAGTTTTAAAATCGTGCACACATGTTTTAGATATGCTAGATCAATATCGCTGGGATGATCGCGAGGGATTAACCAAAGAACGCCCCAAGCACGATAAGTTTAGTCACATGGCTGATGCACTACGTTATGCGCTATATAGCTTTACAGTATAGGTAGGTAAAAATTTGGTTTGACTTTACTTGTCCTTTTAGGTTAAAATAGCTAAAATCCTAAAAATAAAAGTTTTATGGCCATAAATACTAATAAAAGAATCGCCGTTAAGTGGATCAGAGACAAGGCTAAAAGCGCCTACGAAAAACAATCTCAGTGTTATATTTGTAACAGTACTAGTGAGCTAGAGCTTCATCACCTGCATAGTATTACCCACTTATTAGAAGTTTGGGCAAAACAACATGGTTATGATATTAGTACTGATAGTGGCATACTTAGTGTTCGTGAAGAGTTTATTAGTAGTCACCAAACAGAGATATATGATTTAGTTTACACCCTATGTAATCGTCATCATGTACAGCTGCATGGAATTTATGGTAAAAGTCCTTTACCTAATTCGGTTACTAAGCAACAGCACTGGATAGAAGTACAGCGACAAAAACATATAAACGGTGAGAGTAATTATCGTGGTAGCACCATGTCCAGCCTATTTAGCGAGTTTATAGGGGGCAACAGTGGCAACACTAGATAGATTTCGCGGTTGGATTCGTGAAAAATTGAATCCAGCGCAAGCAACAATACAGCGCGATGAAGGCACCAATATTGGTAGCGAGTCGCGATTAATAACTTATAGAAATGCATTTCGCAATATAGACAGCGTTAATCGTGCTGTTAATATGATTGTAAGTGCTTCAGCTAGTTTAGATTACGACGTAAAAGATAAAATACACGAGGGTGTAGTTAATGGCATACGTCAAAAAACACTAGTAACATTACTAAATTTTAGACCAAATCCCTATCAAAGCGCACAAGATTTTCGTCGCGAGTTGTTCAAAGACCTGTTACTAGACGGTAATGCATTTATACATTTTGATGGCGTATTTATGTATCACCTGCCAGCAGAAAACGTAGAAATACTAAGTGATGCAAAAACGTTTATTCGCGGCTATAGATATAACGGCAACGTGTTATTTGAAGAGCGTGAAGTATTCTACTTTAAAGACGTGTCAAGCACCAGTATTTATCGCGGAGCTAGTAGACTAGAAAGCTGTTTAGATAATATTAATATACTCTACAGCATGCAGGAGTTTCAACAAAAGTTTTTTGAAAATGGCACAATCTTTGGTCTTGTGCTTACCAGCGATAATACCTTATCGCAAGCAGCCAAGGAAAAAACCTTACAGTACTGGCAGCAACGCTATAATAGCAAGTCGGGCGGTAAGCGACCAATTATCTTAGACAGCGGACTTAAACCACAGCGACTGTCAGAGCAGAATTTCAAAGATCTTGATTTTGATCAAGCTATAAAAACTCACAATGAGCGTATTATTAGTAGCCTAGGTGTTCCACCACTACTATTAAATGGAGGTAACAATGCTAACATTGCCCCTAATCTACGCTTATTTTACCTGGAAACAATATTGCCAATTGTTAAGCTCTACATTTCCGCCGTTGAGCGATATTTTGGATATGACGTGGAAGCGGTAACTAGCAGCGTTAGTGCACTACAACCTGATATAGGTGAAATTGCAAAATATCATAGCACGCTAGTAAATGGTGGTATTATAACGCCTAATGAGGCACGAGAAGAATTACGGTACGCCAAACTAGATGGTGGCGATACCATTAGAATACCTGCTAATATAGCAGGTTCAGCAGCTGATCCATCGCAAGGTGGTAGGCCTAGTACGACGAGGGAGTAATATGACTAAAAAAATCGATAAATTACTCTATTTAAGCAGCAAGTTTACAGCTAGTAACGAGTCTGACGATAGCATCTATATTGAAGGATATGCTAGCACAGTAGACCGTGATAGACAAGGTGATGTTATTCCTATGAAGGCATGGAATGAGGGGTTAAGTAATTACCTTAAAAATCCAATTATACTAGCCTATCACAATCATCAAATGCCTATTGGCAAGATGGTAGAACATAAAGTTACTGACC